AGCACTAAAAATTATGGGCTGTGTTGCTCCAAGGCTTACTAGCTCATTGCAAAAAATTGTCAGGCTTCCAGCGCCTCCGCCGCCACCGCCGCCAAACTCTCCAGGGCTCGTGGTAGATTTTCCGCCCGCTCCGCCGCCGCCAGAAAGCCGTGATGCAGCGCCTCCAAGGCTATTGCCTGTAAAATCCGATCCTCCGAGTCCTCCGACTGGATACGAAGGGAAGGTGTCGCCAGCTAAATAATTCTGCGCAAAACCTAGGCCGCCATCCAAAAAATCTGTGTCCTGGCCATCGTTACCACTACCGCCATTTCCTCCGAATTGCGGTGTAGTGTTGCTTCCGCCTGCGCCGCCTCCACTCGAGCCACTTCCCCCGCTCGTGCCCTCGCCATCGGGCGCGCCAATCTGGCCGCTGGCCGACAAACGTCCCGTCGTTATCGTCAACCTGTTGCACCATAAAAAAAGCGAAAATTTGCCGAAGCTTCTGAGCCCAGTTAGGGTTACGTTTTTTCTAGTCACGGGCTCAAATCGACCCAGGGGCTGCTGATTACTGCCAACGATTGCAATTAAATTTCCCCACGTTTCATCTGCCAAAGTTGAAACAGCGATTCCCGCACTTTCGGCAAAAGGTCCCGCTTGTGGAAGAAGAAGGGCACCAGATCCGAATCGTCTTTTGATTCTCAAACGCATAAAATTAAGTAGTCATGTAAAGCAAAATCCAGCGCAATTCGGCGGAATCATAAATCAATTCACAAGCACAGTTTCCTGTTGATACAACATCAGCACCAGTCATTGTAAAAATTCTATTAGCTGCTGCTGGGTTCGCTGAGTTATGTCTTACAGTCATATTTTCCCCAGTCGCGTTATTAATAACTAAGCGTTGGCCGAAATTCCCGGCGGCCATTCCTTGCAAATCTATTGCAGTCGCTCCCGTAAAGTGAATAAACGAAGTGCCGCTAATCGCTAGAGTCCTAATAACGCCAGCGCCAAAGCCCTCATTTATTGAAGAGGAAACGTTTGTATTTGGTGTTATAGTTGTAACGCTTGTTCCAATAATTGGACCAGATACCCAAGTTCCAGGCGTGCCCGAAACCGTACAAATATAAAAAACAGGATCTCCGTTACTTGGACTGCGAAGCCATGCAATCTCACCTTTTATATGTGGCTGAAGATTGGGAACAGAGTCGCAATAAAATTGTGCCGTATCCCATGAGTTACCAAAATCATTAAGTTTTGTTGTATTGCCACCCGTTAAATAAGTTGGCGTTTTATCCGACTGATTCCCGAATACTGAGCCCCAAGTTTGATTCGATAAATTAACTGGGGACCCGGAACCACTACCCGCTGCGGTTAAATCATTACCAAAAACATTAATAACATTAAAACACTCTAGTGAAAGTCCAATGCCTCCATCTACAAGCGTGTTGTAAGATCTGAAATCATTAAAAGAAAAAGTACCGACACCAATTACGGAAAGCGTTGAATTTTTAACCATGGATATACATCTAGACGTCGATGATCTTGCATAGTTACCGGTTACTAGCATCTGTCTAAAATGAAGGGCATCTGAGTCTATAAATCTACCGCAAACACCCACTCGGTTTCCTGCGATATTACAATTATGTACTATCCCCGTCCCAGAGAAAGTAATAAATCCCTCAGCACTAGTAGAATCAGATACAAAATTATTGTTAATTGTGAGGTTAAAGAACGTAGGATTTCCAGTTCCAAAATCAATTTTGTATAATCCATTTGTTGATGAAATAGAATGGTGGTTTCTTTCAATAACTATTGTATCAATCGGACCCAAAGTATAAATTGCGTGGTCATCGTACGTGCCGTCACTCGCAACCACGTTACCAGAGATCTCTAGATATTTAGTTCTAAATGTGGCCAATGCGTTCGATCCAATATTAACCCACTCAGAGAAATAAGAAGGATACACACCTCCGCCCTGCACGTTCCCTCGATTGTTTAGGATTCTAATATTAGTTGAACCCTCGCCATGCACGAAGAAGCCAACGTTTTCAAACGTTACATTCTGCACTAATAAATCTGTCAAACTTCCAGAGTTAGCCGTATTTCCAAATTCTCCAAAATCAATCGCCATAGGCCCGTTATGAGTCGTGTTCACTCTTGCGGCGCATCCTATTTTAATGTTTTGGATGGTAACTTTTCCGGTCGCATCTTGAACATTTATAATTCCGGTAAATTGCTCATGAGTTAAAAGCTTAATAAAAGATTGATCGCCTTCGCCCTCAATCAAAACATCTGCAGCACTAAACTTAAGCGCATAATTGATACCGCTGTAAGCAACCCCAGAATTATTTACAGAATAAGTTCCTTTTGGAAAAAATACACGTTTACCACCCGCAGCAGCTAAACATAAATTAATAGCCGCAGTGTCATTGACAACCCCGTCGCCAACCGCGCCAAAATCTTTGACACTAATCGTTTCGCGAAGCCTAGCCCGTACATCGGTAGATACAGATCCAGCCCCAGAAGAAATATGAGTTACATTTTCAGAAGCCGTAATTCCCACATTCGTTGTGTATAAATATTTTATTTCAACCTTAGCTACGCCAACTGTAATCGCTGGTGAAAAAGTAATAACAGCCCCAGAAACAGAATACCGAGAAACTGGTTGATAAACGCCATCAAAAAATACAGTGGTATTTTCTTCAGCCCCAGGAAGTGCAGATAAAGTAAGAGTAAGGGTAGTACCAGCCGTGTAATCCACTCCGTTAACATAAGTATCGACTCGGGTATTTTGAGATGCTGCGATATTTAAATTCGTTATATTTTGTAAAGCCGTGGCGGTAGCGTTCCAGCCGATAACATTATTTGCCGTTGGAATTGGTAAAGTAGTACTAACACTAGCCGCACTGACTGGAAGTTTTACGGATCTATTCAGCTCTTCTTTTTGCTGCTGAGTGATCATGGTCATTTTATCGAAAGCATTCTCATGCAAACTAGCAAAATATTCAGATTGATTTCTAAACTCAGTTAATTGAGTGAGTGGCTCGACTCTAAGAATACTGAGAGTGTCTTGATTAGCAAGATTCCCAGTTATCAAAGTAATTGAACCACCAGCCGTAAGGCCAACCCCGGTTACTGTATAATGAGTATTTAATATAAGTGATGTTTCAACATTAGTCGTAGCATCTTTTTTAATAACGGTAAGATCCTGTTCTAGAAATATTTTAAAAGTATAAGAGTATGTTGAAACAGATCCGTTTCCAACATAATCATTTCTAGTATTTGTATTTGTAATGCTCATCTATTTTTTGCTCCCGGGTTGTCCTGTTAAAATTCCTCTTGTAAAATCAATTGGCCCACTTGGCTTAGCTTTGCCGGCCTCTATATCAAGAAGATAACCGACGGGCCGCGCAAGTGGAAGGACTGGTAAGTTTGTAACAATTCCAAGAAGAGTGAAAATATCCCTCACATCCTTCTTTCTAACTTCTTCCCCTAAACCAATTTTAAGAATGGCTAATGGCGCTCTTATCGCGCTTTCTACTGCGCTTAAAACCGGCGAAACGGTAATGCTGTCATTGTAATATTTATCGTCAAAACGATTTATTACTGCATTTACAACAAGCGAACCAAGGGGAACGGCGGCGGTGGCAACCCTAAGCGGAGCGCCGAATAAAATAAATAAAAGGTCATCTAAATATTCGTCATCGTCATCGGCGTCTAATCCTTCTCCATAACCTAATCTACGAATTACTTCAGAAAGAATTCCAACACTAAAAAAAGTCATAAAAATAACATGGGCAACCTTTGGCGTGGCCTGAAGTTTTGTTTCACTTTTCCTTAATGCTATTAAACTTTTGCTCTGCGTTAAATTCATTAGGTTAATAAAAAAGCGGGTAAACATCGTTATCAGCTTAAACTTCTCAGTTCCAACTTCCATATTAGTTAAATTCTCAGCGCCACCAACCGCCTGCGTTGTTCTAACGGCACTGTCACCAAATCGAACCGCATCTTTGTCTGAATAGCCTTGATCAACCGCCTGATTATAAGCAGCACTAAAAACTATGGCGTTCATATTAGTTTGCGTAAGGCGATTAAAAATATTTGCCCCGTTTCTTAAATAATTTTTAATAGTATCTAGAGTCGGGTTAGTACTTAATAAGGCTTCTGTTTCCCCAGCAACCTTCATCATGTCATCTTTTAAAAGAGTACTCATGAATTGAGATTTATTTGCAATCTCCTCAACAAAGTCTAAAGGGTGTTTAATAAATTCAACCAAAGACCTTTTTAAATGCGCTGGCTTTACAACTAAAAGAATTGGCCCAATGTTAACTAAATTCTGAGAAGCATTTACAATGTTTAAAGATAAAAATTGAAGTGTTGTAGACTGCCTAATATATTTTGCAGCGATATCAAAGTTTCTTAGATTTTTATTTTCTGACGGTGTTGAAATTGCTTGCTGCGCAGTTCTCTTTAGCCACGGCTTAAGCATTTCATTTACTGCACTCAAATCAAACTTAGTGATCATATCATTAAATTCTTTTGAGTAAATAATCCTGGCCACTTCCATCACAGGATTTTGCAAATTAGAAAAACGAAGCGCCCAATCCAAATGATAATTAATTGCCCTTAGATCAAGTAATAGCGGCGCGGCATAAGCTTCGTTACGAGTCTTCGTTGATCCACTTCCAGCACTCGGCCAGGCGCTTGAATTTGTGAGCCGATCCATTAAGTTTTGATTTTGTAAATATTCTTGTCTTTGGACTAGATTAGGATCGGCCATTGCTGGAGCGTAACCGCCGCGATAAGTGCCGAATGGAGTGTTAAATTCATTTGCAGTTACTTCATTAAAGTATCGCCCATAGCGTTTAAAATGCGCTTTTTGTATGCCAGGCTTTAGCTCTTCGTAAAGATCCCACACCTGCTGGATGGCATCGTAGTCTTCTTTAGTTAAAACACCCTCTCGAATCATTCTGGCTTCGAATTTGCTCCACGCTGAAGTGTCTAAAGTCCCGTCTTCATTAAACTGACCCCATCCGTAGCCGCGAATAAATTTAGAAAAATTTGATTCATTCCCGCGGTGCATAATAGCACCCAAAAGCTCTGCTTTTCCTCTGAATCTAAATGGAGATCCCCCAGGCATTTCATAGGCAATGATGTCTTTTGTAGAAATATTTTTTAAAACAGGCTTAAGAATTTCTAAAAGTTTATTACCATAGATTGTCTTATCTTTTTTATACGCATCAATGGCTTCGAAAATAGGGTTAAGAATAATCTTTCTAAAAGAACCAGAAATATTCCCTAGATCAATCGAATCAACCCAATGCTCTACAGATCTGGTTGCTGAAAAATAAGAAAGAGCGGCGTTTTTTACTTTTTGAAAGTTAGTTAAGCTTCCTTTATAAGCTTCATCTTGAATAGAATGCTTACCAAAAGTCTCATCTATTTGAGATTGAAGCATTCCAATAGCTTTTTCTTTTTCTAACTTTTTTCCATCGATAGTTATAAAGCCGTATTCTTTTGATAATGCCCATAGAGCATTAACCGCTTCTTTAATTTTCTGAAATTCATTAAAAGAAAGCTGTGTGTACTGAGTCGGCGTTATATCTACAGACTCAATCATCTCAATTAAAGATGCGTGAGCCTCAGGATCATATGCTTCGATTAATTCTAAATATTTTTCAGTCGTCTTAGCTGTCTTTGTTCCTAATCCAAAATTAGAAATAATTGATTTAGCAGCGTTAACTAGGTTGGAATCCCTCTTTAAATCAACCGCCTTTTCATCCGTGATTCTAGAAATTTTTCTAAACTTCTTAACGGATTTGTTTATTTGATTCCTTGCAGAAACTGCCTGTCGATATAGCGCATGGTTTAAAGCTTCTTTTCTCTTTGATTCAAAAGCGCCCGAGATATCCCCTTTAAAAAATAGATCTCCAGCAAGCTTTGCATGCTTTCTTTCGGCCAATTCATAAGCCCTTGGACTAATATCAGAAACTTTTTGCTTCCCTATAATCACAGAAGCTTGATCATTAATTACTTTTTGAGACGGCGCTCGCCTTATCAGTTTCTTACCAAGACTCTTTAATAGAGGAAAATTTACTTCTGATAAAAACTCAAGCTCAATACGTAGCACGCGCGCGCGTTGATCATTGTGAACCGCCTTCATAGCTTCTTCAGAAACCTTAGGAGAATTAAACAAATCAGGAAAAATCTCCCTCATTGTCTGGTTTACTTCTTTTTCAATTAACTCTTTTTTATTCTCTGCGTTCGCAAGGTTTTGAAGAAGATCATCCCCAGAAGAAAACCCAAGAATCTCCGCCACCATATCCACAGGCATTCCAATTTCCTCATTGAAAATACCTTTTGGTAATCCTGAAATATATTCAGAATTTATTTCTGCCTTGGAAAGCTTTACTGGAAATTCATTATTATTATCAAACGGTCTTCCGTCTGCGTATTCTCCATCTTTCAGAATAGATAAAGCGTTATAAACGGGTGATTGATTAACCCGATTTGTGACCTCTTTTAAAATGCCAGCTTTGCGCTCTTTATATTCTGCCCTTTGGATCTTATTAAGATCTTCAAGCATCTCTTGCTGTAAAATTTCAGTCGCGTAAGCCGTAGCCTCTTCTTGCGCCGCTTGGTACTCAGCCCATTGCGCTTCACCCATTCCGGACGTGGATTGATCGGTGAATATGGGTTTATAATTCTGCATCTGTTCGACTTCTAGAATCTGTTCTTCAGAAGCTAAAAGACGGTTAAATACGCTGCGCAATTCTGGACCAACTTGTACCCCGCTATTATTCGCTTTTCTAAAAATATCCGTGAGCCATTTTGAAAAAGCTCTAAATGCTTTTCTAAGTTTAACAGAAGGAGATTTTCCATCTTTTAAATAAGACTCATAAGCGTCTGCCCACTTTTCTTGGGCTACTGAATCAAGTTTATCCCAAGACTCTAAGCCTAAAAAATTAAGTGCTGTCTGGGAGTCTTCCAACAGTCTTTTCTGTTTATTAGTTAAAGATGCAGGATCTCTGGATGATAAAACACCAGCGTCTTCTGCTAACTCTTTTAACCAGATGTGGGAAAACTCATGGGGAATAGTGCTCTGGTCAGAACCTTTAAAAATATCAATAATCGCCTGTGAATTACTTATCCTAACCTGACCGCGAGGATCATTAGACTCGCCCTGAAATAAAGGAAATCCACTCTTTAATGCGGAATCCCTTAACTCGGGAGTAATTTCCATGGAATGAACTTTTTCAGTGGAACTGAGCTCTATATCCTCGACCTTCGCTCCGAAACTCTTACCTATCTTATTTGCGGCATCTACCAGAATCTTGTCATAAAAACCCCTCATGCCCGCGCCGCCTAATCTTAGGTCTTCGCCTTGGTATTTAAAAAATTCACCCTTTTTTTCACCGGATTCATTTATTATTTTTAAAGCCAGGCTCTTCCCAACCAGAGATTCAAGTTGGCTTGGATTCAAATTTTCTTGCTGTATATCTCTTCCATTTGTAACAGAAATATCCAGAAAAAAAGTTCCGTCATTATTTTTTTTAGCCTTAATATAATTAACTGACTTAGCTAAATCATACCTTTCATTTTGTTGATCTCCGGTAGTCCAAGATATTCTTTTGTATCCTTTTTCTGAGGCTTCTCTAATCAATCGCTTAAGTACAAAATCCTGCCATGTTTTTTTAAAAGGAGCATTTGGAACTCTAGACGGTTTTAATTCCCCCATTTTATGAATTTCAGAGCCAATTCTACGATACTCATCTAGTAATGACGTGAGCTCATCATCTAATTTTTTGTATTGATTTATAGCAGTATTAAAATTTTCTCTTTTAATAATTAAGAAAATTTGATCTATTATATCTTCATTTTTATAAAAAATCTTTATAGATGATCTCCAGTCTCCAGCTGGATTTACGCTGAAAATATAGTGTCTCATATTAGACACGGCTCTAGGATCTACATCCTGCCCTGGTATAGTCTGGACTAATTGATTTATTATTTCAGATTCAACACCAATAACTAAATCCGTCACTTTACGAAGTGCTTCACTTCTTTCACCTTCAACCACCAACCGCCGGGCTTGTAGTAACTCTATTTTTTCTTTAGCATCTTTAGCTTCTTCAGCTTCTTTAGCTGTAAGAGGAATTTGATAACCCCTCTTTCGACCTTCTTGATGCCAATCAGATTGAATTTCTTCTATAAATAATACTTTATTGCCCTGCAAATCTTCTCGGTCATTAACGCGAGTATGGGCGAACACGTTTTTTTCAGCGTGATGCGTGGATTGAAAGCTTTTACCTTTATCGCCTTCTGGCAGTATAAACAAAATCTCTCTATAATTTTCATCACCACCTGGCAGCGTGTATTCTGAGAATTTTGGCTGGTTACTATTATTCTGCTCCCCCCTCGATTGCCGGTAATGCTCAGCATCCATTTCCCTTGAAAAAGGGCCATCAAGAATTTCGGTCCCATTAAAGAGAAACCAACCGTCCTCTTTTTCGAGTATTTCCAGTTTTTCAAGAACAGGGTCCCCCTTAGTAATTTCTTTAATATTAAGCTGATTACCTTTAATAAAATTAATCAGTTCTTCTTTAGAAACTTTTTTCTTACCCTTTAAAAATTCATCGATGCCGGAAAACTCACGCTCCTCAACTTTAACTTCTTTAAGAATACTGTTTACTTGCTCAACACTTGCAGAATTAGGAAGCTTCTCTTGAAAAACCATCTCTAATTTAGAGAAAAAAACAGGCGCTAGTTGATTCAAGGCATCGGGACTAGGTGCGGTCCCGGCTTGAATAGTAATTTCTCGCTTTGCTACTTGCTCAGCTACTGTCTCGCCCAAAATATCAGCACGAGTAGTAACGCGCGCTTCCACTAAATCCGAATTGAAATCAGCCTCTGCCTTACTTCGACCCGCTGCAATTGACTCAGCCCTAGTTCTCTCTCTAAGAGCTGTAACCGCCGCGTCTTCTTCAGGAACCGCATCAATCGCTTCATTTGAAGCTTCATTAATTTCTTCATTTATAGCTTTTACTTCGTTTGCAGATTCTTGATTGCTGTCATAAGAAACATCATCCTTGAGACCTAGATAATTTTCATTAGATAACCTGGCAGTCCAAACAGATGTTGGAATAGCCATCTTAGTCCCAGTCTCTTTTGCTGTGTCATAAGCATCAATAGAATCAAGATTTTTCAAAATTTCAGTGGGATCATCACCCTTACCCTGAAAGTAAGTATCAAAACTTTCAGGGGAAATATAAATCTTTTCTATTGGGGTATCCTTAGTTTGCGCTTCAATTGCGCTTTCTAACTTTTCTGGGCTTCTCTCTTTTAGATTTGATTCATTCGCCGCCTGCCCAAGATTAACATAGGTTTTCTCTGTGTTTTTAGACCTAGCTCGACTCTCTGACTTACTAACCCCGGCTAATATTGCTCCGGGGGCGCTTACGCCCCCTCCCATTATCGCCCCTAAAATAGAAGCAAGCCCAGTATCAGCACCAATGGTGTTCAAAGCATCTGGATTAACATTAGTTAAAAAAGAAGAAAGAGACTGCCCGATCTGAGTAGCCCCCTCACCTATTCCCTCAGAAACAGCCTGGCCGGCGATTGTGATGCCGGCCCATTTAAAAATCTCGTTAGAAGCCGTCTTTCCGTATTTAGAAATTATTCTCTCAATCGGTAAAACCGTAAATAATTTCTCACCAAAATATTCAAAACCAGTATTCGCTAAAGCATTTAAAGACTGAGCCGTCGGATCAACACCAGCTTCTAGCCCCTCTAAATTTGCTTGAGATCCAGATACGCCGGCTGAAACACCAGCACCCGCTAAACCAAGCCCACCGAATGCGGCCCCGGCCGTAACGGCTACGGTGGGTAAGTTTTCAGCTAAAGCAAGCGCAAGCTGTCTTCCGGCAAGCCTGTAATCCCCGTTATCAGCGGCCTTAAATATATCTGTCGCACTTAGGCTTTTCTCAGAGACAAGATTTTCATATTCTTCAGCACTTCGATCTAAATATCTAGTGAGTGGATTATTATTTAAAAATCCTTCTTTAGATGCCTGATACTTATAGGGCTCAAATAAATCTGGCCTGCCAGTCATTTTACCCTGAGCATCTAAAGTTAGGTTGTAGGGGAGTAATGCCGCTTGATTTACAAAAGCAGGGATTCTAGCGGCCCCGGCGTAAAACGATGCGATACCTTTATTAAGCTTATTATATAAATCAGAAGTAAAAGAATAATCACCAACAGAGGATTCTATTCTTTTCAATGAATCTAAATCATCATGCGCCACACCCGCGTTTTCGGGAGTCATCCATTTAGATAGCTTGGGGAAATCAGCATTGAAATTGACTGGATCTAAATCAAAAAGATCCTTTCTCTTCTTAAGCATTTCATATTGCGGTTCTACAAAAGAAGCTGGAATTTTTAACTGACCAGCTAAATCTAAAACCTTTGCATAATGCTCTGGGTTCTTTTGAGTCCCAACGAACATCGATCCCTTTAATTTGTCGGCCCCGGGATCTTCATAAATAGAATTGAAATCTGGGGTATCTGTATCGGATATGGGCTCAGCATTATCGTGCAATGAATTAAAATCAATTGGCTCTGCCACGATATACCCCCCGCTTTAATCCGGCGGCGTAGGCCCCTTTGATATTATCACTATTAACAAATATCTTATTCGCAGTTAGCTTTGCTTTAATATCAGCAAGATCAGAGGTAGGAATTTCTTCCATATCAATATCCTTGGGGTCAATTTCATAAACTTGACTAACTTCTCCAAGCATAGAATTTAAACCGAACCAGCCAGAACTTAAAACTACTTCCGTACCCATCCTAATCCCTATTTTTTCCATCTCTTCATTGTTAAGTTTCGAGCCCTTTATTCTTTGCGCCGCTCTGATTTGCTCAGTAAAAATACTGATAAACTTTCTGCCCTTATCGGAATCTTTTTCAATCCCGGCCTGCTTCAAAACAGAATCTTGAATTTGATTAGAAGTCCGATAGTCATTCAACTCTTCTTGGTCTCCTTCTTGTGCTTTTTTAAACTGTTTATAGTCAGTAATAGAAAGCTTACCGTCCATCTGAAGCTGTAAAAGATTTATCTTCTTAAAATCGTTAAACTGTTTTGGATCTGCGGCCGTCGTGGAGAGATAATCATAAACTCTAATATCGGTTACTGATTCTTCACCGGATATCATTCTTTTTCTGGCAGAATCAAAAGACTCTACAACGCTTTTATCAAGCTGGACTCTCTGAGTAGCACTTAAACTATACTGACCTTTAGTGCGCACAAGCTCGTCATACAAATTTTCTGTGATTTGCTTATTTTCAATATTCTTGAAATTCTCATTCTCTGAATATCGATCACGAAGAGAGGCTTTTGTTGCATTCTTTAAATCAACGTCAACAATGTCATTAGCCATTTGAAGAGTTTCTGTAGGCGACTTGCCTTCTGAGAAAAACTTACTAGCCAATCGGTCGCTTTCTTGAATAATAGAGCCGGCCCTTACAAACTTCTCTACTCTGCCTATATCTTCAGCTGAAAATTCAGACTTATTAGCTTCAAAAAAAGCTTTAGCAAGCATGTCTTCGCCATTATCACTCATACGAGAAACTATATCGGTGTTGGTCTTACTAATAGATTCTAAAGATTTGGATTTTAACCAGTCTGGTGAGAGCCCATTTCTTTTTTGGTAAACTTCTAAAGCGTCAATCTGCTTTTGCTTTGAGTCTTGAACTATTAAACGGTCTTTATAATTTTGAATCGCTAAATCTTTTTGGACCTTAATATAACTTTCGGTCTCTTCATCATCAGCTTTGCGAAACTCTACCGCTGTATAAGTATCAACAGATCGGGATAAAGAATCAAATCGACTCTGCGCAGCGCGATTGCCCATGGCTTTTTGATCTGTATTAACCAACTTTTGGTCTAATTTATTTATCCCCTTGGTCCACTCCTCTTGCACTTGTTCAAGTGCTCCCGCAGCGTTGCGACCTCGCATGCTTTCAGCCTTTTGCTGAAGACTCGATTGTAACTGAGAAAGGCCGCTGTCATAATCTTGAATAGCAATTTGATCAGCATTCTTTTTTTGTTCCTGATAAAATGATTCAGAGGTTTTTAGTAGATTCCTAGTAGCGTTCTCGACAAGCTTGGAAGAGCTTCCCACGCCAAAAGCTTCTTGATTAATATTAATAGATCCATCTGGAACCCTTAGGCCCCGCGCCTGTACGTTACTATTGAAAGTTGGAACAGTTGGCACAACCTACCCCCTTTCTAAATAAAAAATATTTCTATTATTATCAAATAAACTTGTTGTCGAAGTAACCCCGGGAGCACCGGGAACCGCGGGAGCCTCAGGCGTTCTAGATTTATTAAAATAATAACCCGCTAAGAGCCCTGAATTAACCGCCTCTAGCCCGCCGGCAATTAGCGTATTATTTGCCGATCTCTGGGCTGAAAGCTTCGCCATTTCGGCCTGCCTAATTAAGCTTGTACTCTGGGTTTTAAAACCGAAAGCTTCACGATAGGCATTAGTCTTGATTTGGATAATATCCAAATCCCCAAGAAGTTGATCACCTACCCGCAAGTTTTGGGCAGAACCGCTAAACGGATCAATCCCAGACGCTGCAGAAGCTAAAACTTGATCACCCTCTAGGTTGCGAAGCCTTCTTCGAAGCTGATTTGCTTCTTTATCGCCCCTTTCAATTGCATCGGCGGCGGAAAGATCAGCAAACTTAGCTTGAATGCGAAGTTGACTAGACTGGAATCGTCCCAACTCTTTCTGAAGAGATGCGTTCGATATTGCACTCGCTAGCGAAAACATCCCTTCAACCGAAGACAACACACCAAGACTGTTATCAGGCGTCTGAAGACTGTTATCAGGCGTCAAATCTTACTCCCATCTTTTTTGTTATTCTTAAAAGCATATTGGCCCGCAGGCGTAATAGAACCTATGGTCGCCGGCAAAGGGTCAACCTGCCTTATGAATACTGAACCCGACTCATTCCAGGTGCCCTGAATTTGAACTTCGCCTTTGCCCGTTAATAATGAAATTGTGTCATCGTACTCAAATCGATCGCTCAATTTCATTTCCATTAAGTTAGCCAAAGGATCAGATCCGGTAGGCTCTTCAGCACCTACAAAAAGCCCGCGAGTATCTATCAGATCCAGCGTGACTCTTGTTACCAGCTGCTTCTTGTCAGAAATAGTTTCCCCAGAGGGATTATCTACATTCAAAGTTTTTATGTCAGAAGTAAAAGGTAGGCCAACCGTCAATTTTGTTGCCGCAGTGTCTAAAGTAAGAGTCCCATTCGTAACGGTATAAATTGGATAGCCATCATTATTAGGGCTTGCGACGACTTGACCGTCTGCAAAAACAGAAACCTGCTTTCCTTCCAAGTGGGACAGCCCACTAAAAATCTTGGAGGCTAAAACGTAAGGCTTCTGTAAATTTCTTAAATCAACAGGGATTAATCGATTAACCGTCCCAGTAACTTCGGACGGTGAAATAAAATTTAGAATTCGAAATCTAATTTTAGTCCCGTCCGAAGAAGTAAAACGCAACTCTTGACCCACTAAACTAGCGGTAGCATTCGATAGTGAAAAAGTAGCGGTGAGCGTTTCTCCATCATCCCAAGTAACGCCACCGGAAATTGTAATATTCCCAGTACTAGAAGGAGCTAAATCAAACTGCGTAGAGCAGTCAGATCCAACAAAATCAGAAATAGAATTAAAATTTCTATTTGAGAACTTTTCTATAAAGCGCCTAGTGAATCCATTAACACTTCTACGAGTAACAAAATAAACACCCTCTTCAAAAGATCCGCTAACGATGGGCCAAGACGTACGATTCGGAGTATAGGTTTTTGGATTTTCTGGAATAGAAACTATATTTTGAAAAACGCCATCCGTATCATGCCTGTGCCACGCTAAAATCTTTTGGTCTTTATCATAAGTACAACCAAGCAAAGTCCCGTCATTTCGACACGCCCAGATAATAGACTGCGGCGATTTCTGATATTCCATATCTACAATGGAAAAGTTTTTTACTAAATGACTTGAAAAAGTATTTAAATTTAAACCCCCAGAATTTGAGGAGGATCTTTTATGATCTAACTCAAAAAGAAGTCCAGAAGACGCTTGAACAAAAACAATTGAAGAGCCTACTAAAATTGGAGAAACAAACCTACTCGATCCAAAATTAGAAATTTGCCTAGCATTAATTGAGCTGGGTCTTATTATGTCTGCATTATCTCCATTAATTAAATACTCAGAAGTATCTGTAAAAATAAAAAGAAAGTCCGCAGAAACAGCGCCTAATATGTTAGATCTACTTTTAGATATTATGGAAAATTGAAGTCCATCGCTCGACTGAGAAGGGGTACTTACTGTAAAATTTTCTCTTATTCCGGGCTTAGACATCCACACAGTTTGTGGAAGTGAATTTGTGCCTGCTAGTGTTAGGCGTTGTTGGTGATACACCACCGCCGATGGATAAAGACCCGTATCATTAAAAAAAAGTTGATCAATTACAGGAGCTCTCGCCGAAAAGTCTGGAATATAACCAGAATCTACAAATGATGCACTTTGAGCCGTGCCGATATAACCAAGCCCGCCGCCAACTAATGAATAAATATTGTAACTCACTGCGCCCGTTACGCCGGGCCAGGATATAAAAATAGGGTCCGCTGCGGTAGGGGTTTGGCCAACCAAAAACCCCGAAGTTCTTGGGTAACTTTCTTCTCCAGTCGAAGAAACAGCGGTCACTTGTACGACGTAACCAGTGGGACCAGCAATGCCACCAGTCACAGTTACAGACGCGGGCCTTTCAATCGTTGGATCAAAAGCCAGCGCACCGTAAGTCCAGTTTATATCAGTAATATAAGAAACTTCTCTCACCGGATAAAGAGGGTGAGTCAAGGTCAACACATCTCCAGCTTGAGCATATTTTAAATACGGCAAGTCTTTATCTAAATATTGGGATGGAGTTTGATAAACCCGTGACCCACCGCCGCCGGGTGTATAAACCCCAAAGCCTGTGGAATTTATTAAATTACCATTAAAAGAATTTTTTAATTGATAAGTGTTTGCAGTGATACTATCAATCTGAAAATACTGTCCATTAATTTCACTCATTCCATCTACGCGCAGAAAAACATACTGAGCATTTTGATAGCCGTGAGCGTTACTTGTGACAACCGCAGGATTAGCATTAGTAATTGCTGAAATACTTTTTTCTGTTTCCTTTATGTATTTACCGTCTTTTAAAAAAAATATTATTCCACTGCTAAAAATCAAAATATAGTTTTGATCTGCTCTTTGATAAAAAGGAATTAGTCTGCAATTTACATTAAAATTAAGAGTGGAAAAAGCAGAAGGACCGAGTAAAAAATCATCTACATAAACAGTGCCTGGACGTGTAGATACCGATCCGTTCGAATTAACAACCCAGTTTCTACAGGTCTTTAGCCCTTGAGAATACTTTGCAGTGTCTGCCCTAGAATAAAGCTCTGGGGATATCTCACCGCCGGAAAAGCTTCTCTGAATTAAACTACTCAACTAATCAACCTTCCATAGTTTTGCCGTACAAAACTTTTGAAGTGGAAATATCTTCATTAACGATTTCCATCTTTGTAATTTGAAGCTCTACACTCTTGTCTGTCTCTGATTCAGATACATATTTAACTTGAACCATTGCATGAATAGTCATCTTGTCGCCAACGCTAGGAATTTTTTTCATCCCCAGCTTCCCCATATTCTCCTTATTCAATCGAATACACATTCCATAAGAATATTCATCGGGTCCACATTCCATGTTTATCATAACTAAAACCTCCTTCTATCTTGTATGTCATCAATTCCAAAATCACCGTTCCTAGCCAAAATAAATTCAGACTGAGGAATATCTTCTTCTTTTTCTTCATTAGCATTTCTAGAAGTCGCTTGCGTTCCAAAAAACTGCGCTAACTGAAGCATCTTAGTACTAATGCCAATATTATCCCCATTCGTAATACTCGGCGCAATATACGAAGCCAACAAATACGAAAACGCCATTTTAAAATCAGCAGGATATAAATCCACGTTAGTAATTTTAAGTGTGTATTCCGCTATAGCTTTCTCTTGATCCGTTAAAATTAACTTACCGTTCGATGCCGTAGAGTTAAAAATACGATAAGGAACACGACTCTGCATATTCGTATTCCGTATGTACGGAGTATGAATCTTTCTTAAATTTAAACAGTCGGAAGGGTATTGATAAGAATATCTCCACTCGTCAGTTTCTGGATTAGTAAACGTTTGGACCAATCCGAGAGCTAATTTTTTAGTGGAGAAAGGCCAATTGAAATTACTTAAAATAATCTCAAGGGCATTGTCGTAAAATATTCTGCAAGCGTTCGCTTCTGACGTTCTCTCCGTGTCCAGGCTCTGGATCGTCTTTCCAAAACCTAAATGAAGAAGCGCAAGATTTGCAATATCAGTATTAGAAGACATTTATCGTTCTCCTTAGGATAAAGACATTATTCTATCCTTGGTGACGGATAATTCAAGTCGGATAGCCGCCAAATCACCCTCTGCTTTAGACTTGTCCGATTCTAAGTTTCTAATATCTGCATTCAAAATACTGACGGCCTGTTTTAAACCCTGGATCTCTGCGCTAAACACTTTTTGTTTATCTGCAAAATCACTTCCAGCTTTGTCTAAAATCTTCTGGGCTCCCATCTTTGCTTTCTCTAAAGACAAATCAGACTGAGCATAAACAGATTTAACGGCCTCTTTAGCCTCAAGTAATAATTTTTCATGCTTCTTTAATTCAACTAAAGCCAAATCAGACTTTTCGTAGAGATCATTCTTTCGAAATAAAGCTTCATCTGCTGCGTTTGATAAGCTTCCAATCTCTTCCAAAGCCTTAACGACACTAAATAAAGGGCTGAGTTTGTTTAAAAAACTCTTTAAATCGTCCGCTGCTTTATTCGCTATACTCATAAAACCCTCTTCATAAATAAAGACGCGATCAAATTTGTCGTGCCATCCCCAGCAGTGACCCTTGGCCGAATAAATCTTGGCAATTCCGTAACTGCCTCCATTGACGCCGCCGTCTTAGTAATATTATTCCCCTGAGGATCAGTTAAAATAATATAATTAGTCCCGTCATTCGAGCCCTCAATCTGGACAGCGCCACCCACACCAAAAGTTCCAGAGAACTGGACAGTGCGGTCAGAAAATCCCGGCACTTGATAGGGATCACCAGTATCAAGACTGCTAAACAGCAACCCGCTCCATGTAATTAAATTTGCTGAATTCTCATAATCATTAATCGTTGTAACGACACCAACTCTTACCGCCATAAATTCCCCTTAAAAAAAGAGGGGGCTTATTTGGCCCCCTCTCATTAACTAAATGACCTCGTCGTCGTCTTCCATCTTTTTAGCAGCAGGCTTACCTCGCTTAACGGAGATAACCTCTTCTTCTTCTAAAAATTCAGACTCCTTGGTCTCGGGCTTCATTCTCTTCATCCAACGCCCCATTTCTGATTCATTCTTGATTTCGAAAATATCGCCCTTTTTCCAGCGGCGATTATCATAAAACCCAAGGTCCATAGCTTTCACTCGTATCATTTAGTTTTTACTCCATTACTTATTTAATAACCGAGAAACCACTTGCGTAGCTTACTACTCGATCAATTCCGTGAATAATACCGGCACTAAAGGTTCCGGTAGTTAAGTTGCCATTCGCTACGGTATAGCGAAGCTGGCAATAACGCTCATTCAGTGCTGCAGGTTGAATACGTGCGTAAACAATCGACCCAGCCGCTGATAAAGCCGGAAAAGCTCCAAGAGTTTGTGTAACCGTTGCAGAAGAAAAACCTGAGTTATCATCTGTTTCTAAAGTCACAGTTACCGTTGAATCAGAAGCCGCGTCAGTCATTGCTACTGTACAGTTTATAAAAATAAATAAATCTTCCCC